GTTAATGCCAAAGCAAGGTCTGTTCGAGAGTTTGCTGAATTAATTGGCGTAAAGCAAGTTACTTTAAACCAACAAGTGGTTGGGGATAGAAAACTCAGCCTTGATGTTATTTTGGCTATTTTAAATTCATTTGAAGATATTTCTGCCGAATGGCTTCTCCGTGGAGTGGGCAATATGTATAAGAATGCGGAAGCCTCAACGGATTCCGAAGAAGAAGATTCTGAGGAGGACAAATTCTACAAGGACATTATTTTCACTTATCAAGAGATGACCAAAGAATATAGGAAGAAGATAGAATACCTGGAAGCAGAGCTTGCGAAAGCTGCCCCGTTTGCAGGCGAAGAGAAGAAGAAACAATCTAAATCAGCGTAATTTAAAATCTTAATATCTAATTATAGTATAACCATGAATGATGACACATTATTCCCCTTTCTTGAAAACCAATTAATTCCTAAAGAAAATGAAACGGAATCACGCTCTTTTATTGAACGTAAAAACGGTAAAATACGCCTGCGCCTAAGTGATGGAAGAATGTGGTGCCCCAGTAGACAACACAAAGGTGAGGTGTTTAAACTCACCGATGCAGAAATCAGGCAAATAAACGAATCACATAATGGTTCTACTTCTTTTACTGCGGTTGATGTTGAAACAGCTACATTCAATAGAATGATATGTCAAATCGGCATTGTAGTGGTTAAAGATGGCAACATAGTTAATAAAATCGTTCGATTAGTACAACCTCCTAAAAATTTATATGACGCACATACTATTAACGTACATGGTATTACTCCCGAAACAACTCAAAATGCACCTTTTTTTGACTCTGTATGGAAAGATATTAAGCGATATTTTATTAACACTAAGATAGTAGCACATAATGCCTCATGTGATGAAGATGCCTTGAGGAAAAATTTGAAATACTAGA